GGCACCTAGCACCATAGGCAAGATGGACGACAAAAAGCCTGCCTCTGGCAGACCTGTTTCTGGATTAATCGTAAGAGACCCGCCATGCGCCATAGCCAACTGCTGGAGACTTCTGACTTCTCCGGGGGCCATGTGGACGAGTTGAGTGTCTGGGCCTCGGCCAAGCGCAGCAAGTCCTTGTGCGGTTTGATTCATGGTTGCCTCTGAAATCGGGGGTGGGTCGAGTTTATCATGGCGCTACCTTTAACACAAACGTGGTTGTGTCGTAGTAAACGTCGCCAGTCTTGAGCCTACCTGCTGCTTGGTCTGCCTGAGTTGGCAAGCTAATACGCAGGGTTCCGGGAGTTACAGGGTCCGGCTGGCTAAAACTGAGCGCGGTGACGATTGCATTGTTTATGTTTTGTGTGGCGGCAAGAACTGCGCCGGGGTTGTCCAACTCGTTAAAGTACAACCGCAGCGAATTAAGAAGCGCTGATATATATTGAGCATCGTACTCAGCCGGGGCAGTTGGTAGGCGCGGGGCGCGAACTAGGGGGTTGCTCATGCTTACCTTCTGCCGTCAGGTCGAACTTCAATACGAGGAACCCCAAGCTGCCAAGCCGTACCAAGCGTGTCGGAGCTAACTTTAAACGCCATCTGACGCCCGCGAATTCTGACATAAACCTGCTCAGTAAACTGCTGTACGTTGTACGTACGTTGTCCGGCGTAGCTGATGCTACTTATCACTGCGGGGTTGTTTGAGTTGCCGTAGTTGGTGCCCGGAAACTGCCGAGGCCGAACTGTAAAATCCAGTGTAGGCGCAGTGACCGTGGAGCCGTCAAAAGTCACGTCGGGGATGATCCGGTAGACGAAACCAAAGTTGTGTCCATCTCCAATGTCAAAGTCAGCAGACTGTACATACGCAGTAATAGGCGAAGGCGGGTTGGTCGTGCCGTCATCCACGCCGGTCTCATGGTACACAAGCTGATTACCGTAGGTGGTCGCCATAGGTTCCACGCGCAAGGGGCTGTCAACCCATGCAGTACGCGCTAACGTGCCGTAGTACCAGACGCGCTCAAGGTAGTTGTACACCACGTACTTGTCGATGGTGGAGGAGGCAGCTGAGCAGTAGTACCACCAAATCTCGTTGAACCCTTCGTTTGTACCAGCAAAGAACTGAAACGCCTGCGACATGTTGATGTCGTTGTACACATAGGATCGCAGGGTGCAGGGCAGCGTTTCAACGCGACCGGAGTACATATAGAACTTGTCTACACCCATCCAGTAAGTGATGTTGTTGGCAGTAGCTGTTGCATTTGGCCCCGCGATAGACAGGTTATCGCCAAGAAGCTGAAAACCCCAGACGTAGGGAGCGCCCAGATACTGCATGGAATACAGCGCTGCGTCTGTCCAGACTAAAATCTCCTGCCGAGACTGCATGGCAGTAATGATGGAAGAACCATGGCTAAGCGTATAGCTGCCCGCTTGATTGGTAATAGCCGGTGTCCAATCTGTGTAGTCTTCTTGATCTGACCAGCGTATCAACATGGGGTTTTGTGCGGCGGAGCCGTAGTCGTTTACACCAAAACAGATTACAAATCGTGAAGCGTCCGACACCATGACAAAATTACAAATGTCTGGGGTGTCCCCAGTAGTAAGCAGCGTCCCTCGGTCAAAAATATTTGGGTTGGCGTTGACTTCCCAGTAGTACAGCCCACCACCACGGGGGTTAAAAATTAAGTCTTCCCCAAAATTAGACTGACTCCACAAGCGAAGCTGAGTACCAAGCCCCACACCAGCGGGAGCGGGTGAACCCCAACCTGTGCTTGTATAGCCAGTGTTTATACCGCCCCAACCGCCGGAGCCCCAGCCTACGCTGGAAGTAAAAGTACTTCCACCAGTTGTAATTTGATATGCACCAACGGTAGCACCGCCGCCATTACCCACATCAGACGCGTTTGCTGCGACCGCAGAAGTAATTGTGTAGACGTTGTTGCTAGTGACGGCCACTATTTGATACTCTTTATTGAGCACAGCGGCGGTAATTACCCCGCCAAGAGTGACCGCGCCACTGTACGTAACAAAGTCGTTAGCTTGCGCTCCGTGCGCGGTGTCGGTAACCGTCAAGGTGGTTGAGCCGTTGGTGGCAGCAAAAGTTACATCCCCAGCAGCCGTGGTGCTACGTATAGGGGTAATGTCGTAGAAAGAACCGCCACTACCGTTTTGTATGTAGAACTTGAGGTTTGTACCAACGCCCAGCAGGTTGTAGCTAGACAACGTGACCCAGTTCCACAGCGACCGGCAAACGCCCCAGAACGAGCCCGCAGGTGGTGTCAACGTAGAAGTGGTTGTACCAGTGTCGGCAACCCATCCACCAATCTTCTCCGCCGAGCCTGAGCGAAAACGCACCTTGTCGCTCTCAAACCAACCGCCTTCATTGGCAAGCGTGGTGGACTCTCGGTTTACACCGGGTCTGAACTGGAGTTTTTGTAGTGGCACGCTTACCTCACGCAGTTAGTACGTTAAGGGCGGAGTTGATGTGTGCAACCCTGTCGGCAAGACCTATTGTCCCACCGTTTATCTTTTTTGTCATCCCCGTGAAGTCCTTGGCGTCGGCTTCTTTGTTTAAATTGCGCTTGTCCCAGTACCAAGCTGCGGTCAGGGCTGCGTATTCTTTGGTTAGCACAAGGTCTGGGTCAGCGATAAAGTCCACGCCCAAGGCGTCTGAGGCCAAGCGGTAGTTGTCTTTGCCTGTCAACTGGATGAGGCCACGGCCACGGTATTTCCAGCCATCACCCTCATCGGTGTTACCCATCCGGCCAGAATAGACCTTGTTGGCAATCTTCTCGGGCTGACGATGGAAGGGCTGCGCTGCGGCCTCAGACGGAAACCGACTTGGCCATGTTGCGTTTAAACCCTTCGCACTGTAGTTCAGGTTTTCTTGCAGCGTTTTGAAGTTGGCCGACTCATGTGCACACTGGCCAATGAACGCAGCTTGGCGTTCTGGTGTGTTGATCTCAAAGCGTTCAAAAGCCGAAGTCAGTGGATCGAGCCATGACGGGTCGATGTGCATTTCGACAAGCTGGTCTTCTGTCATTTCACTGGCCCTGCCTTAGAAAGAAGTTCTGTCTTGGCTTGTGATCCAGCGGATGAGCCAAAGTAGTAGGCAATTATTCCTGTCCAAGCGGTAGACAAACTACCCAGCATCATCAAGATTGTTGGGTTACTGCCGTCAACCTTGCCGAACAGCATCATCCCCAAAATGCCAAAAAACCCAACCGTAATGATTGCTGCCAACACAGGCGGAACAATTGAGCGTGTCGCCGCCTGCATGCTTCTCGCTGACTTCCTGTCCTCGACCTCCAGCTTTTCAAAGTTGAGGCCAAGCTCTTGCGCCTGCTTTTGCAACTCAATTTCAGCAATCTTGACTTGAGCAATCTGCTCTGCGCTGAGTTTGTTGTTGCTGATTAAATCACCAACTTTGTCGGGGTCAACACCGATTGCTTTTGAGATTGCCGAGACGGCCATGCCAGCTAATGGGCCACCCATAGCGGTTGCGATTGTCGGTGCAATTTGTTTTAACCAGTCCATTACTGTTTACTCCTAGATAACATAGTTGAGGCAATTTGAAGCATGGCGCGGGTCTTCTCAAGGTCTTCAGGCTCTGCTGCCCAACCAACCGTGATTTGCCCAACAAACCTGCCCGGTTCCGGTGGAACACTGATACGGCACGTGTAATTAACGCCTTTTGCGATGTACCACAAACCCATTTCCGACTGCGCTGATTTGTATTCGCTGCATGGAATCTCATTGGCCATCAGCTTGACTACATCAGAGTTGTTGCCTGAGTTCTGTGTAAACAGCCCAACGTCCAGCCCGTCGTTCGTTTTATCCCTGCCGTCCTTGGCATACGCTCGGTGCAAGATGCGCGTTCCAAACATTGAGTTGACTTTAAACACCGCCACAATCAGAGCGCCAGACTGTTTAAACAAATGAGCTGCGGCGTCTTCGACTCGGTCTTCGGCAATGGACGGAATCTTCTTGGACTCTTTATACGCCCCTATCAACAAGTCCTGATTTGTATATACAAAGTATCCTGCAAACGTCAGGACGGCCATCAACACCATTGCAAACAGCCTGAACGGGCTGGACACATACGCCAGCACCTTGTCAACTATGTTTAAACGCTCGTCGCTCATCTTTGCTGCCCAAGGATGCCCAAGGTGAAATAAATGATAGCGCCGACCAAGATTAAAAAGACACTTGCCATCAGCACAAGCTCAATGACCTCATCCATTTCTTTCTTGCGATTGGCCGCAGCTTCTTTTTCACGCCTAGCGTCATGGGCAGACTCGACATCCATAGCTGCTGCGCGGGACTTGATCTTGTTCCAGACATCAACCTTGCCGGACTGCATAAACAGGAGTTGCAACTCGTCCTCAAAGCGCTTGGCCTGATCCAGCGCCATCTCAATCTGGATGGCAGTGCCCATCGAGGACTTGGACTTCTTGGCTTGGACAACAGCCTTGGTGGCCGTGGACTTTGCGTCGAAGTATTTACCCAAAACGGGACCAAGCGATGACACATCGTCAACAGTCTTGCTGACCTTCTTGATCAGCGCAACCGCTGCCTGTATACCCGCTAGGGCCGTGAGTGGATCAATCACTTTGGGCCTCTGCTAATTTCTTCGGTTCAGGCTTGCCTTTTTCTCGCCACTGTAGACACCACACCAACAATCTGTCAGACGACCAACTCCATCTCACGCACTCAAATACGGGCGCTTGTGCCGCTGGGGGTGAAGGTGGTAGGGCGTCCATGCACGTTAGACCTTGCTTACAGCAAATACATTGACAAAAACCGTGCCGTCTTCAAGCGCCTCAAGCTCGTGCCACTCCGCTGCCGTTAAATTTACTGGTTGAGTATGCTTGGTCATAATCAACTCACGGCCTTCTTTGCGAATAACGCAGCTACCAGCGTGGCACATGGTTAGGTGCGAGTAAGGATGCTCATGGCGTGGCAGTCCTTGACCTTTATCGCAGTGATAGACAACCATTGCCGCGCCATCGTAAGCCACTGAATGGGTTGGGCTTGAGTGAGTCATAGCGTTTGTGTGCCCGTGGTTGTTGGTTGAGTTTGTGTCGGTATAACCGGTGGTGTAATTACACCTGTAGCACCAACATTTGGAACGATTACAGTGCGGACAGCGGCTTCCCAAGACGGCACAGGCGCGTACATTCGCACAATTTCTTCAAGCGTTTCGCTTTCGTAGGGAAGTCTTGCGCTTATGTGCATAGTTTGGTAACCCGCCGCCTCGTACACAATCTCCATGCAACGAGCAGCTTCGTCTACCAAAATAACTGTATATGTATAAGTAATGCTCATTTTATTTCCTTAACTAATTGAACCGTACCGAGTTCCTGTTGACACATAAGTAATATTGCTGTTGCCGGTGATTGCCGCGCCGCCGCCACCACCGGTACCGG